TTTCCCGCTCATCAACCGGCCAATTAAGGCAAGCGATTCACAAACCACACAATTAAGTGCAGATGCTAAAAACCAACCAACTAAGGTAAGAATCAAGCGGGGAGGAAAGTTTATGATTGCTCTTTCGTCACCACGGCCACTCAAGGCAACAGTTGAAGAAATGACCACTTAAGGTAATCTGTTCTACGAAAGACGTCAACCTGTACACAATAAATATACAATAAACAATCCAGAACCTACTAATGTAGGGGTGTGCCCAAAGGAATCCAACAAATTCACACACGCTGCTTCTCTAACATTTCCAAACGAAAGTCAGAGTACGAAAAAGGGACCTCGAATCCCACGTCCCGAAGCTGGCGACGTAACGCCCTAACCTCGGCTTCCCCACTGTGGGCAGCGAAGCGCAACGCATTGTCAAATATATCCTTCTGAACACGTATATCATAACGATTCCGTTTACGAATATATTGCAACTCTCTTAGCGCAACTTCTACCGGCATAGGGGCCAAAACAAGAGGACCTTCCTCTCTAAACACTGACTTCAAAAAACTCAGCTCGGTCAATGGTTGCAGCGGGCTCATCTTGTCACTCTTGTCCGCTGACGTGACCACCATTCCTAAGAGCGCCGCGGTCTCTGCCACAGCGCACCTATTGAAGTAAACGCCCGTTGCGTCATCCACTCCACATATTACATCATCCCCATAAGTGAGACAACACACATCACGATCGAAATCCTGTAAGTCGGCTGATAGACCTGCACTCACTCTTCCTTGCATGTACGCTAAATAAATAACGTACACATTGGTTATACTGTTGAAAACGTCTGTCATCGGGTTGCCAGACTTATTGCCTTGCTCAGTAAAAACCACGTACTCTCCGACTATGATCCACGCATTTTGCAATGCTTCAAGTAGACCGTGGCGCACGGTATTCACGTCACCGTAATAACGATCTGTGACGTCTCGAAAAAAATCAAAAGCCTGTGAACAGACTGAACCGTCATAATTGGAGTAATCAACGTCGAAACCATTCTTGCCCTTCTCTTTAAGAGCAAGCCAGTAATCTCTCCATACCGCCTCCTTGTCTATCCCAATAGCTGAATGGGACAAAGGTCCATGGTTGGTTTTGACCCAATTCAGGAACGATCCAAAATACTTCCGCAGCAACAAGGAAAGCTCGAGCGGCGGTTGTTCAAAGACTCTAGTCTTAACAGCCTCGACCTTAGCTAAAGGGCGCAACTCATCCTTGAGCGTCGCCACCCACGGCATAAACGGCAAAAGCCCCTCACCTAGGGCGCTCTCCACATAATGTAGCCTATCCACAAAGGACTGATCATACAAAGGTATCTTCCACCTCCGCGCCTTGTCCGAAAAGCACCACACTGTTACGTCCTTCCCATTAGACGTTCCATCAAACAACTCCTTCTTTCCGTCCTTAAACCACTTCGCGATGAATCCACACGACGTTGACATAACCATAGGTGTCATCGCCCCTCGGCCATTAATCATGTCGTGTTCAGTGAATGGCACCACGTCACGATCTTCTGGGAATTTCGCAGCGTAATGATCAACACACTTCTTGTGTACCCTAAAGGGCACTATCCCTGCCGCTAGTACTTCGTGTTTCTGAGCATTACTATACATGGCATGTCTTCCACGTACATTCCGCTTTTCAGACGGACCGTACCTGTCCT